CACAGGGCGAAACAGGACCACAGGGGGAGAAAGGTGATACAGGGCTGCAAGGTCCAGAAGGACCAATGGGTCCAACAGGTCCGACAGGTCCAAAGGGTGACAAAGGAGAAAAAGGGAATACAGGTGCGCAGGGTCCAGAAGGTCCCGTAGGTCCACAAGGACCACAGGGAGAAACAGGTCCACAAGGTCCAGCAGGTCCGACAGGTCCACAAGGTCCCATCGGAGAAACGGGGAAAGGACTGCAAATTCTGGGGTACTATGGGACACTGGATGCATTGAAACAGGCAGTCAAAACGCCGAAACCGGGGGACGCATACGGCGTCGGCAGTGCTGATCCATACGACATTTATGTTTATGATGGGATTTTGAAGGATTGGAGAAATAATGGGAAAATTCAGGGACCACAAGGTCCGGCAGGACCAAAAGGTGACACAGGTGCACAAGGTCCAAAGGGTGATACAGGTGTACAGGGACCACAAGGTCTCAAAGGGGATAAGGGTGATAAAGGTGATCCGTTCACCTATGACGATTTCACACCGGATCAGCTTGCAGCATTGAAAGGGGAAAAAGGCGATACTGGACCAACAGGACCACAAGGTCCAAAAGGGGAGAAAGGTGACACAGGGCTGCAAGGTCCAAAAGGAGAACAAGGACTGCAAGGCATACAGGGGATTCAAGGACCAGCAGGACCAATAGGACCAAAAGGTGATCCGGGTGACGAGGGACAGCAAGGACCAAAAGGGGAAAAGGGAGATCCATTTACCTACGCGGATTTCACAGAAGAACAACTGGCAGCATTGAAAGGACCAAAGGGAGACACTGGCGCACAGGGTCCAACAGGAGAACAGGGACCACAAGGTCCGGCAGGTCCGAAAGGAGATACGGGGGAAGCTGGTGCAAAAGGAGATACAGGCGCACAAGGACCACAAGGTGTGCCGGGAGAAAAGGGCGCAGACGGAAAGAGTGCCTATACTGCGGCAGCGGAAAACGGGTTTACCGGAACGGAACAAGAATTTAACACCACACTGGGCAATCTGGGGAATTTGAACACCACACTGGATGCCATCAATGGGGAGGTGATCTGATGGGAACGACCACAGAAAAACTGACATACTTACAGGGGACGAAAGACGCCATCAAAAACGCAATTGAAGCAAAGGGCGTGGAAGTGCCAGAAGGGACTACGTTTCGGGAATATGCGGAAAAGGTGGGAGAGATTCAGACAGGGGAATATGCAACGATAAAATTGGAAGGTTACAATCAAATGGGGGATAGATATGATGAATTACTTAAGGAATTGAATACTGAAAAAGATAAAAGGTTTTATCTTGTTGATTTTTATGGAAATGTGATAGCAGATGGGGTAGAAGTAAAAACAGAATACAAAGTAAGGGTTCCTACGATTTTAGTAGCAGGGGTTAATTTAAAAAATTCAATAGATTTAGAAGGGGGATATTTGTTAGCGACAATTGAGGAAATATCAATTTTACAGGCCACTACAAAAGTATATCTAATTACAAAAGATTGCATATTTAAATATTATGAAGGATAAAAATAAAGGAGGGAAATAATGAAACTGCGAGAACTTTTAACAACCGTCGACCAACTCCGCCCAAACGCCTTTACAGATGCGGAGAAGATCCGCATGGTGAACACGGTGGAGGGTCGCATTTACAAAGATATTTTGAGCAAATACGAAGGGGAAGAACCTGTATTCGTACCCTTTGCAGAAGGACAGGAGGAGCGGGAACTGGTGGTTCCCGTTCCTTACACGGACGTGTATGTGTATTATCTCATCAGCATGATGGATTTTTACAATGGTGATTCCGGCAGATACAACGACAGTATGGTTCTGTATAACCAGGCATGGGAAGAATTCCAGGCACATTATTTGCAGACACACACGCCGAAGCAGACAAACCTTTGCGGCATGATTCCGGAACGGTGCTGGTGAGGGGGTGTGGATATGTACTTACCAAGATTGAGCGGGAGAGAAGCGGTGGCGGACAGGCTGGTGTCCTTCCAGGGGATCAATGTACTGGATACGGCAGCACAGGGGGCATTTGTGGATATGGAAAACCTGTCCTCTGACCATTTCCCCTATCTGTCCGTCCGAAAGCCCAGAGGAACCGTACAGAAGCTGACAAAGGCAAACGGGCTTTTGGTGCGGGAGAAGATGTTCTATGTGGACGGAACAGAAGCCTTTTATGACGGGCAGAAAGTGGGAGATGTGACGGACAGCGAAAAGACGCTACTTTCCATGGGGGCTTATATCCTGATTTTCCCGGACAAGGTTTCTTACAACACCGCAGATGGCAAGTGGGAGCGTATGGAAAACAGCTACACTTCCACAGGGACCGTCACATACAAACAGTCCTATTTGACAGAAACAGATTTAGACCCGGAAGGGCAGATTTACGTCAAGATCGAGGCGGCAGGCATCAACACAGGATTTGAAACGGGGGACGGCGTGGAAATCAGCGGTTTCAATGTGGAAAGTCTGAACAAAACAACGGTGCTGAAGGATGTGGGGGACGGATATATTCTCATCGTGGGACCCATCGACAAGGACGGGAGCCAGACGGAGCCCATTACTATCAAGCGGGCAGTGCCGGACATGGATTTTTACACCGTATCGGAGAACCGTTTATGGGGTTGTTCCTCAAAAAACCATGAGATCTACGCGTCAAAACTGGGAAGTTTTCGGAACTTCAACTGTTTTGACGGCGTAAGCAGTGACAGCTATGCCGCAACCATCGCCAGCGACGGGGATTTTACGGGAGCAATCACCTATCTGGGGTATGTGATGTTCTGGAAAGAAAATGCCGTTTACAAGGTATATGGAAATCGCCCTTCCAATTTTCAAATCGTGGAAGGGATGCTGCGGGGCGTTGCCAAGGGATGCGGGAAAAGTCTTTGCATTGTGAATGAAGTCCTTTACTACAAGTCGGAAAGCAGCGTCATGAGTTTTCAAGGAGCATTGCCAACGGATGTGGGGGCAGTGCTGGAAGCGGGATATGGCGAGGCAGAAGCGGGAAGGATGGGAAACAAATACTATATTTCCATGGAGAAGGGGCTTTTTGTCTACGACACGGCAAAGGGGCTTTGGCACCGGGAGGACGATACCAAAGGAAGATATTTTTCCACATACGGCAGTGTGCTGTACTATTTGGACGGGAACACCATCAAGACCATGGAAGGAACGGACGAAGAAGTCATTGAGTGGTATGGGGAAACAAACGATTTTACATACAATATGCCGGACAGTAAATTCGTATCACGCTTTTCCATCCGCATGATGGTACCGGCGGGGGCGGCAGTGGAAATCTACATCCAGTACGACAGCACGGAGGCATGGCAGCGATTGAAGCAGATCGGGGGCATGCGTACAAATATTGTGAATGTGCCTGTGATTCCCAGACGGTGTGACCATTTCCGTTTACGCTTTGCGGGATACGGTCCGGCGATTTTGCAGGATATGACCATTTATCTCACCAGCGGCAGCAACGAGCGGAGGTGATGCCATGGCGATTTACAGCGGTATCCAATTACCGGATATGGGAGGAATTGACGATAGAAAAGAACGACAGCAGATACTCAATTATCTTGCCCTGCTGGATGAAAAGTTGCGGTACATGTTCCAGAACATCGACCCAGAGGAGAACTATACACCTAGTGCCTTCCAGAACTACATCAAGACAGAGAAAGGGCTTACCAGTTTACAAGTGGAGCAGGGGAAGATTTCTTCTCTGGTTTCGGACTTAGAGGGGAATTTTTCCCTGCTGGAACAGACAGTGAACGGGATTTCTTCTACCGTGGCAGATATGGAGGGGAATATTTCCATTTTGGAACAGACCACTGAAGGCATAAAAAGCACGGTTGCGAACATTGATGGGGAATTGTCCATGGTGAGCCAGGAGGCGGACAAGATCAGCTGGATCGTGGCAAGTGGTACAAGCGCATCAAATTTCACATTGACCAGCCGTATGGCAAGTTTGGTGGCAGAGGAAGTGGATATTACGGGATTCGTGACATTTAACGACCTTGAACGGAGCGGACAAACAACCATCAACGGGGACAATATCACAACCGGACTGATACTGGCGGACTATATCGCATTAGGCGGGCTGATGACTGTTTACGAGGACAGTTATGATACCAGTTATGAAGGGGGATACATCGGATACGGCAGAGGGGACGATGGCGAAGGCAGGACATACGGCATTATGATGACAGATGCCACAGAGAGCAGTCTTTTCATTGCAACAGACCGGGGCGCAAGAATGACCAACGGGAACAGCGCCGTGTACTGT